ATCGAAAAAAATGTCGGTTTCTGGTTTGATGGTTAGGTGTGAAATGTATATATAACCTTTTTACTACACCTATCTGATCAATTTTTACCTATCTGATAATAAAAAAAAGTGTGTCGATTTTTTTTTACCCCCTCTTAAGAGCCAAAAAAAAGATTTACCGTGACTAAAATACCAACTAAAAAAAATCGATTTTCTGCTAAAAATGCTAAATAGTGTCGAAAATCGACACTGGTGTGTCGAAAATAAAGTAAAATCGACACTAGTTAAGTTGTTGATTATCAGTACTATGATTACTATTAGTGTCGGAATGTCGATTTTTATTCTATTCTAGGAAAAAAAAAATAAATAATAAATACATTATAAATATATATATATATAGGGAACACTAAAAAACCGACATCTAAATATTTTTGTATATTTGTTGGTATAAAATTAAATGAAATGAATGAACTATTTTTTGACCAGGAAGGTCGAGACAAACTTATTAGTGGTATCGAGAAGATATCAAGAGCTGTAAAGAGCACGCTAGGTCCTATGGGTAACACCGTTATCCTTGAGTCACAGACACACACAAGGGGACTTACGATCACTAAGGATGGTGTAACGGTTGCCAAAGCTATTAACCTAACTGACCCTGTAGAGAACCTTGCCGTTAGGATGGTTAAGGAGGCTGCTGATAGAACAGCGACATCCGCAGGAGATGGAACAACCACAGCCATAGTTCTTACTGAGGCTATTGTGTTGGAGGGTATGAAACTGATAAAGGAGAACCCATCTATCAGTGTTGCTGACCTTGTTAGGGAGATGAACAGGATAACTGACATCGTTATATCTGGTCTTAGCAAGAAATCAAAGAAGGTAACTGGTAAGACGCTACGTGACGTTGCAACGATATCATCTAACAACGACAAGGATCTTGGTAGGCTCATAGCTAACGTCTATAAGATGGTTGGTAAGGATGGTGTTGTTACCGTTGAGAACAGCCAGACGAGTGAAACATTCTACGAGGTAACCAACGGTATTAAGATTGAAAGGGGTCACACAAGCAGACTGTTCATAAACAATCAGAAGAACGATGAGTGTATCCTTGACGATGTGTACATACTGGCTACTGACCTTGAGATATCAAACATACTTAACATTGAGAACGTTCTGAAGCCTATCATACAGGAAAACAAGAAGCTGCTGATTATAGGTGAGTGCTCTCAGAACGTTATAAACACCTTGGGTATGAACGTTGTGAAGAACAACCTAAAGATATGTAACATAAAACCACCGCAGTTTGGGTACAAGACAAAGGAACTTATGAGCGACATCGCTCTTTCAGTTGGTGCTAAGTACTTCTCAGAATCCACAGGAGACGATTTAAGCCTTATTTCTATGAAAGACTTAGGTCATGCCCAGAAGGTTGTTGTTAGTCCAACACAGACCGTTATAGTGCGTGATGAGAACACCTCTGACGAGGTTATTAATAGGATATCTGAATTGAAGGACGCTAGGGATGTGTCACAGAGCAAGTCTGACAGGGACTTTATAAACGACAGGATCGCAAGCCTTTCAGGTGGAGTTGGTGTGGTGTATGTTGGTGGAGACTCTGACATCGAGCAGAAGGAGTTGTTCGACAGGGTTGAGGACGCTGTGTGTGCTGTTAGGTCTGCACTTGAACAGGGTATACTTCCAGGTGGAGGGTCCTCTTTACTTTACTACTCTAAGGAGATAGAGAAATTAGGGGATGCTGGCATGGTACTCTCTAAGGCTCTACAAGCTCCGTATCATCAGATAAGCATCAACGCTGGTGTTGTTCAGCAGACCTCACCAGACTACGAGTTTGGTTACGGGCTTAATGTTAAGACTAACGAGGTTGGTGACATGTATAAGATGGGTGTTATAGACCCTGCTAAGGTAACAAAGAACGCGCTAAAAAATGCGGTGTCTGTTGCCACGACTATTTTAACCACTAACGCAATTGTAACAATAAAGAGATAATGAAGGCAATAAACAAGTACATAATAATAGAAAAAATTCTAGAGGAGATGAGGACCGACTCAGGTCTTCTCCTCTCTGGAGAGGATGCCAATGAGTTTAGGTACAACAAGGGAGTTGTGGTGAACCCTGGCACGAACGTTGACACGGTGAAAGAGGGTGACGTTATTTACTACGACAAGTCATCAGGTCACACGATGGTAATACAGGACAAGAAGTTCACGATCATTCTGGAGCGTGACGTTGTTGTTGTTTTATAGACTTATTCATTTGTTTTATAGCTCGTCCATATACCTTGTCGGTGTAGGGCGAGTTTTTTTTGAATATTGGGTTGTTTGTTGGGTTCTCTGATATAGGATTCTCACCTGACAGCCTCTTGTAGAACTCTGTTATCATCCTCTTGCCCTTGTACGATAACTCATACAGAGCAGGCTCACTACCCTTTGACTTACGCCACACGGATATCCATCCGTCCTTCATTAGCTTATAGAACCTCTGCTCATCCCACGAGAATATCTGGTTGTATTCGTTGAAGTCTGTCCTCTTGAACAAACGTTCTGAGTATAAGAACAGTAGCATCTCTAGGTCGGCGAGACCCACTCCGTGGGTCTTCTTTATCCAATATCGAACAACCCTAAAGTACTTGAAATAATCGTACTTAGGTTGCTTACGGTCGTAGTTTATTCTAACCCTATCGTTGTACCCCTTTGTTGGTACTTTTCTCTCCCACTTTCTTCTTGCCTTTCGTTTTTTCATTATCACAAAGATAATAATTTTATATATCTTTGCATAAAAAAATATTATGAAGTCAAAACCATGTACATCGAAAGTGAAAGCTAAAACTAAAGTGAAGAGTTATGCAAATAAAAAAAAGTAGTATGACCCTTATACAGAAGGGTATTGAGATGAAAATAGCTAGAAAAATGGCTAAGGAAATGGAGAAGGCTATGATGAAGGCTGTAGTATACAACTCAATAAAGAAAAAATAATGGGTCTAAGTAGATCTGCAAAATATTACAGGGATAACCCTGAAGCTAGAGCGAAGAAGAACGCTTACCAAAAGAATTTTAATAAGAAGAAGAGTCAAAGTAAGAGCAGGGTAGAACTGAATCGTCTGAACAGGCTCTTTGGAACATATGGGAATGGTGATAAGTTAGATGTTTCTCACCGCTCTGGCAAAAAAACAAGACTTGAGTCACAGTCTAAGAATAGAGGTAGTAAGAATAATACCCCTGGAGATAAAAGGGCTAGAGGTAGTAGAAAATGAGGTTGGTTGAGATTGAAGTTAAGTTAGGTCTTATAAAGGGTATTATTTTTGGAATATATCACTCTGATTATACTGATGATGGAGTTTTTGAAAGAGATTTTAATATTGCCATTGGAATATTTGATATTAAGATAACATTTATATACAATGAAGAAGATAATGGCAGACAAGAGTAAGATGAAGTGTAACAAGCCTGTAAAGTCTGACCGTAAGGGTAAGAAGAGAATGGTTAAGGCTTGTTCTAAAGGTACAGAGAAGCTGATTCATTTCGGAGCATCTGGTTATGGACATAACTATTCAGCGGCTGCACGAAAATCTTTTAAGGCTAGGCATAAGTGTAATACAGCTAAGGATAAGCTTACAGCTAGGTTCTGGGCTTGCAAGAACTTATGGGCAGGTAAGGGAGGATCTACAAAGAGTTCTCCAAAATCAAAACAAGGAAAGTATTAAATTATGAAAAGTAAAGGGTTAGGGGATAGTATTGAAAAGCTAACTAAAGCTACAGGTATAAAGACTGTTGTAAAGAAAATGGTTGGTAGTGACTGCGGTTGTGAAAAGAGGAAAAATTCTTTAAACAGAATGTTTCCTTACAAGAATTAATAACATGAAAACAAAACTACTATTATATACTTTTGGAATGGGCGCAGTTTTTAGCGAGTTAATAAACAGCTTTATAGCTGAAAAATATCAGTTTATTTCAATCCTATTTGTGGTAGTGTTGGATTTTACGTTTGGAGTTCTTAAGTCTTTTAAGTTAGGAAACTTTGAAACAAAGAAAACATTTAAAGCGGTTTACATTCTTGTTGCTTTTTGGTTTCTTTTAGCAGTTGTTTTAACGATTGAAAAAGGATTTCCTTTTGCATCGTTTTTAAGTGAAGCGGTTTTATTACCTATCATGTCATTTAGCTTAATAAGTGCGTTGAAGAATATGCAGATTTTAGGTTTAATTGAGAACAGCTTGTTAAATGAAATACTATCTAAGATAGATAAACATAAAACTATTAAGTAATGACAAAATATTTTAAAGAGATTGACGATGGTAATATGGATCAAGAGTTTCTAATCAAGCTAGACAGGGCAAGAGGGGTCGCTCAGATACCTTTTGTGATTAATTCAGCATATAGAGGTCCAGAACATCCGTTATCAATTAAAAAACCTACTTCAAGCCATATAAAGGGTTTAGCAGTAGATATAAAAGCAAATGATAGTAGAACTCGTTTTATTATCTTAAAAGCCTTAATAGAGGCTGGATTCAATAGAATTGGAGTGGCAGATACGTTTATTCATGTTGATGATGATAAAGATAAAGATTCTGAAGTTGTATGGGTGTATTAAATGATAATCCGAAATTAAGAAAGAACGGAGGACCAGGGACTTTCTTTGGTAACCTATGGAGAACTATTGTAAAAAATAACATTCCTTTAGGTGAAACTATTATTGATGCTATTGATAAAAAAGATGTTGGTAAAATATTTGAATCTATTAGCAATGACAGTAAACTGACAGAAGATCAAAAAGAATTACTATTAGCT